ATAAAGAAGACATAATTTGTATTGTGGAAGAGAAAAAAGAAAACACTTATATTATATCGAGCCCATTACAAATGCAGTCTCATAATGAAATAACACAAAAAGGTTTAAGAGAATCTTTAGGTTTATCTAGATGGATACAGCCCTTTTCAGACGAAAGGGTTTACGAATTACCTATTTCATCAGTTACATTTACAGCACCAGCAAGTGTTGGGTTGTCACGGTATTATGCATATGTACTTAAAAGCATGGAAGATAAGAACTTACAACCCACGATTATTGACCATCCTACAGAAATGGAGCTAAACGAGATTCTAGATGAAGACTTTACTAACGAAGATATAATCTTCACGCCTGTAAAGACAACTCTACATTAATATAGCTATATCAAAGAACCTCAAAGCTTATTATACAGGAAATCTCAGACATGTCAACGCCTAATTTGGCATTTAATTAATTATTTAGCTAAGAAACCCCTTGACTTATGTGATTATGCCTGTTATAATGATAACTAATAATTGAATACAAAGGGAAATCACATGGCAAAAGCTAAATCAGTTCACTATATTGATAATAAAGCATTTCTAGTAGCAATGACAAAATACAAGACTAGATGTAGAGATGCAGAAGAATCTGGAGATGTTTTACCTCCAATAACAAATTACATAGGTCAATGCTTTTTAAAAATTGCAAAAGGTTTATCCTATAGACCAAACTTCATAAACTATACTTACAAGGATGAAATGATTTCAGATGGAATAGAAAATTGTTTACAATATATACATAATTTTAATCCAGATAAATCAAGCAATCCTTTCGCATATTTTACGCAAATTATATACTACGCATTTATTCGTAGGATTCAAAAGGAAAAAAAACAATCTCATGTTAAACACTCAATAATTAACAAACAAGATTTTTCATCTTGGACTACTATGGAAGGCGACAATACTGTATATTCTGTACAAGGATTTGACCCTAATCTAATGGTGCCAGATGAAGCAGTATACAAACCAAAGAAAAAATTAAAAGAGATTAAGGCTAAAGGACTAGAAAATTTTATGGAAGCTGATGTTGATAAAGTAGTCATAAGGGGTGAAGATTGAAAATTGCATTAATTACTGATACACATTTTGGAGCTAGGAATGATAACTTAAATTTCAATGAGTATTTTTTTGACTTCTATGAAAATCAATTCTTTCCATATTTGAAAGAAAATAATATTAAAACGGTTATTCATTTAGGAGATGTAATGGATAGACGTAAGTATATTTCTTATAGAATTGCAAAAGATTTTCGCGAAAGGTTTGTTCATAAATTAGTTGAGATGAATCTTGATGTTCATATGCTTGTAGGTAATCATGACATTTATTTTAAAAATACAAATGATATAAATGGTGTTACTGAATTGATCGGTAATGATATTCCTAATATTACATTATATCAAGAAGCTAAAGAGGTTGACTTTGATGGGTTTCCTATCCTTATGCTACCTTGGATTAATAGTGAAAATGTGACAGTATCGTATAAAGCAATTGAAGAAACAAAAGCTTCAGTTTGTATGAGCCATTTGGAAATATCTGGATTTGCGATGAATAAAGGTATTGTCAATGACGGTGGTTTTGATAGAAAAGATTTTAGGAAATTTGATACTTTGTTTAGTGGTCATTTTCATGTAAAATCTGATGATGGTCAAATATTTTATCTAGGAACTCCATATGAATTGTATTGGAATGATTGTGACGATCCAAAAGGATTTCATATATTTGATACTGAAACTAGAGAATTAGAACGTATCATTAATCCTCGAAATATTCATACTAAAATATATTATGATGATGGTGCTAAGATTGGAAAATATGATAAACATAATTTTACTGAATACAAAAATAAATATGTAAAACTTATTGTTGTAAACAAGAAAGATTTATATGGTTTTGATAAGTTTGTTGATAATTTATTAAAGGCTGATTGTCATGATGTAAAAATTATAGAAGATTTTTCAGACTTAGATGCCAGTAATGTATCAGATGATATTGTAGAAAATACAGAGGATACAATGACATTATTAAACAAATATATAGATGAACTAACAGTAGACTTGGATACGAATAGACTCAAGACTACAATGAAGTCTTTATATACTGAGGCTCAGGATTTAGAAATTTGATAATTAATACATTATGGGGTGAAGAAGAAATTATTGAAACGAGAGGCTGTAATTATTGTAAAAGAGAATTACCACTTACTATGTTTCATGCTGATTCATCATGTCACAGAACACAATGCAAAGATTGTGCTAAAGAAGCAACAAAAATGTTAAAACATTCTAAATCAATTCACGGTAATCCATCTCCACCACCTTTAGGAACACCTTGTAATTTTTGTGGTGAATTTAAAGGTAAAAAATTAACATTTGAACATAATCACGATACTCTAGAATTTAGAGGTTGGACTTGTGATCCATGTAATAGAGCTATAGGTATTCTAGAAAGAAGTTTAAAAACTTCTAATTTAATGGTTATATCACATAAATTGATAGAATACGCAAAAAATGCGAATAGGAAAGATAGCTTTGATAATTTTTAAATATGTACGTTGGAGGAATTTTCTTTCAACAGGAAACAACTTTACAGAAATTCAATTAGATAGAAATTCAACAACACTTATTATAGGTGAGAATGGAGCGGGAAAGTCTACCATTCTTGATGCATTATGTTTTGGTTTGTTTGGTAAACCTTTTAGGAATATCAGCAAAAATCAGCTTGTTAATACTATTAATAATGGTTCAGTAGAAGTGGAAGTTACATTTTCTGTTGGTAGTAAAAATTATAGAATTTTTCGTGGTATTAAACCTAATAAGTGTGAAATTTATTTAGATAAGGTAATGCTGAATCAAGAAGCAAATGTTCGTGATTATCAAAAAATCCTGGAGCAACAAATACTTAAGCTTAACTATCGTAGTTTTACGCAAGTTGTTATTCTAGGTAGTTCTACCTTTGTTCCTTTTATGCAACTGAAGGCAAGACACAGGCGTGAGGTTGTAGAAGAAATCCTTGATATTCAAATATTCTCTATTATGAATATGATAATGAAACAGAAACTTAGAACTAATACGGATGAGAAAAAAGAGGTTGAATATAATCTTGATTTGACAAGTGAAAAGGTTAAATTAAAAGAGCAGTATATTGATGACATTAAGAATAATCGACAAAAAATTACTGATGAGAAACAGCTGTTATTAGCTAATAATGAAAAAGTAATTATTAAACGAACAAGTGCAGTTAGTATTTTAAAAGAAAAGAATGAAGATTTGTTGACTAGTATTGTTGATAGGGAAAGTGTTAATACTAATATCGTTAAACTAAAAGACCTTCAATCTACATTAAAAGAAAAACATAAAACACACAGTAGAACAGTTGGTTTTTTTGAGAAAAATGAAGACTGCCCCGTTTGCAAGCAACATATTGATGAAGCATTTAAAGATGGTATGATGACTTCTGAAAATTCTAAAGTCGAAGAGATGAGTAACGCAATTACAGAATTGACAAATCATCTTACCACAAAAGAAAAACGTAAATCTGAAATCACAAATATTATAGAAGAAGTTCGTAGAAATGAAGTTGAATATAGTTCTATTGCTCATTCAGCAAAAGAGTTAGAAAAATTTAATGTTAGTTTAGAAATTGAAATTAAGAATCTTCTATCTCATAATATAAATCAAAGCGATACAGCAATTCTAAATGGTCTAGTAGAAACACTAGCTAAATTAAAGAATCAAGCAACTACGTTAAGAGAAGATCAAGCATATTATGAAGCATGTAGAAGTATGTTACAAGACACAGGTATTAAAACTAAAATTATTAAACAATATCTTCCTGTTATGAATAAACTAATTAATACTTACTTAACCTCTATGGAGTTTTATGTTAACTTTACTTTAAATGAAGAATTTATAGAAACTATCAAATCTCGTTATAGAGATGATTTTTCTTATGAATCATTTAGTGAGGGAGAGAAAATGAGAATTGATCTTGCATTACTATTTACATGGAGAGCTATAGCAAAGATGAAAAATAGCACTAATACTAATCTTCTTATTTTAGATGAGATTTTTGATAGTTCTTTAGATGGTACTGGAACAGATGAATTTCTTAAAATTCTAAATACTCTGGGTGGTGAAAATGTATTTGTTATTAGTCACAAACAAGATGCACTAGCTGATAAATTTAAAAGTACAATAAAATTTGAAAAGATTAAGAACTTTAGTCATGTGGTGGAGACATAATTGACTATAGTTGGTATTTCAGATGGATTTCATGATGCAGCGGTTTGTTTATTAGACGGCCCGAAAATTACTTATGCTTCTCAAAGTGAAAGATATAGTGGTATCAAGAATGATAAACATATTCATGCATCTCAATTACCAAACAGAAAAGGACTAGTTAGGCCAATAGTTGCTTATTATGAAAAACCTTTTATTAAAAATATAAGAAGATTGTATGCTGGTCAGAACTGGAAATCTGCTAATATCACATATGATTACAGTTTTGGTCATCACGAATCACATGCTGCAGCTGGTTATTATACTGCTCCTTTCGATGAATGTAATATATTAGTTATTGATGCGATTGGTGAGTGGGATACTATTTCCATTTGGAAAGCAAAAAATAACAAAATGAAAAAGAT